AACGGCAGGGAAGCCGAAGGCCGGTGAGTCCGCAGCGATGAAAGCAAAACGTAAGTCTTTCAAAGCGCGACACGCCAAGAATATCGCTAAAGGCAAAATGTCGGCAGCATATTGGGCGGATAAAGTAAAATGGTAGAAGAAAAAACAGGGTTTCATCCAGCAGACACAAACGGGGACGGAGAAGTATCCGAAATTGAAAAAGAAATGTATCTAGAATTCAAACGTAGAGAGCTGGAAGACAAAGATGCTCAACGAGATGCTATTCGTAAGATGGCATGGTTTTCTTTAGGGGGTTTACTACTTTATCCTTTTGGTATCTTTCTAACATCTTTGTTTGCATTAGACCAAGCGGCAAATTTAATTGCAGATATAGCTCCAACTTACTTTGCCTCAATCGCAGTACTAGTGTCGGCCTTTTTCGCCGCAGATGCAGTAGGGAGTAAGAAATAATGGAAATGTTACTTGATTTAGCAATGACTTTTTGGCAGTGGACAGTGCTAGGCGTTTTAGTACTTGCGGGCTGGTTAGTAAATAAATTTGATAAAGAAGAAGAAGTACTGATTGATTTTAAATACCCAGAAATGCCAAAAATGCAGCCTGTACCAATTGCAACAAAAGATAAAGGTTTCTGGAAAGGCATTTTAATGTGGTTAATGGGTAGTCGTAAATGGGTAATCTGCGAAGATTTTTACTACACTATCGGAGAAGAGCAATACAAGATTCCTAAAGGTTTTGAGTTTGACGGAGCATCTGTACCAAAGTTTTTAGCAACTTTTCTTTCTCCTGTCGGCGTATTACTCATGGGCGGTTTAGTTCATGACTATGGCTATAAGTATGCTACTCTTATGAGAGCCGATGGAACTATTATCGGATACCACGATCAAAAGCACATGGACGGAATCTTTAGAGATATTTGTATAGAAGTAAATGGTTTCCGTGTTTTAAATTATCTAGCCTATTGGACACTGCGTTTAGCGGGTTTTGTAGCTTGGAACGGACATAAGAAGAGGGGTACTCATTGTGAAATTCATTAAAGGTTTATTAAAAGAGCGCACATCTTGGGATGGCGTAATGCTTATTGGAATCTGCGGTTCAGTAATACTGTTCGGGGGTTTAGCAAAAATGATGGCCTGGATTGGTTTAGGCTACGGGATCTGGACACTACTGAAAAAAGAAGATTAATATGGCAGTTGAAGTAAGTCGCAGAGATGTAATCTCTGAAGAAATAGTTGAATTAGGGTCTGAGGCAAAGTTCCTTAAACTTCCAATAGGTCCATACTTGAATCTATTGAACGTCAAACCGTTACCATCGCAAGTAGCAATTATTAATGCGATTAACAACCCAAAGTATCGTTTTGTCTCTGCCGCCGTTTCTCGGAGGCAAGGCAAAACATATATAGCTAACATTATTGGACAGCTCGTGTCTTTAGTGCCTGGCTCTAACATTCTTATAATGTCTCCAAACTATGCTTTGTCTCAGATCTCCTTTGATCTACAAAGAAACCTAATTAAACATTTCGACTTAGAAGTAACAAAAGATAATGCAAAAGATAAAGTTATTGAAATATCAAACGGTTCTACAATCCGTATGGGATCGGTCAATCAAGTTGACTCTTGTGTTGGCCGTTCTTACGATCTTATTATTTTTGACGAAGCTGCTTTGGCTGACGGAAAAGATGCGTTCAACGTAGCACTTCGTCCCACACTAGATAAAGAAAACTCTAAAGCACTTTTTATTTCCACGCCACGGGGTCGCAACAACTGGTTTTCGGAGTTCTTCTACAGAGGCTTTTCCGATGAATTTCAGGAGTGGTGTAGCGTACGAGCAACGTATTTGGATAATCCACGAATGTCTCAATCTGATATTGACGAAGCTCGTAAGTCGATGTCAGAAGCAGAGTTTAAGCAAGAGTATGAAGCTGACTTTAATACTTATGAAGGTCAGATATGGAAATTTAACTTTGAGACTCAGGTAAAAGACTTGTCTCAATTAGACACCTCGAAGATGGATGTTTTCGCAGGTTTGGACGTAGGATACAAAGATCCTACAGCGTTATGTGTAATTGCATATGACTGGGACGAGGATAAATACTACATAGTAGATGAATATTTTAACAGCGAGAGAACCACTGAGCAACATGCTATCGAAATACAAAAACTTATTAATCGTTGGGACATTGATTATATTTATATTGACTCAGCTGCTCAACAAACAAGGTTCGATCTCGCGCAGAATTATGACATCTCCACCATTAACGCTAAGAAGTCTGTATTGGACGGAATTGGGCATGTATCAGGCGTCGTTGAGAATGACAAACTTTACGTTGATCAGGAATGCAAACAATCCCTGGCCTGTCTAGATGCTTATCAATGGGATCCCAACCCTAATCTTGTAAAGGAAAAACCGAAGCACAACATGGCTTCGCATATGGCAGATGGTCTGCGCTACGGACTTTACTCATTTCAGACCGCAAACATATCCTTCTAGCGATACCTAATCAAAAATAGTTATTGACAAGTTACCCTAAACTCGATATAATTCTTTAGATAAAAATTGAGGAATTAATGGAAAATGCCTAAGTTAAAACGTGATGTTGTAAAGTATGTACGCGACAAGGCAAAGTCCAAGTATGAGAAAGGCACCGCTTGCGAGATTTGCAATGAGACAGAACAGCTTGACTTTCACCATTTTTACAGTTTAACACCGTTGTTAAATCAATGGCTAACAAAGAACAGACACAATCCGGAGTACATACAAGCACTTCGGGATGATTTTATAGAAGAGCATCATGCTGAGCTATATGACTACACAGTTACACTGTGTCATACTCACCATTTAAAACTTCACTCAATTTATGGGAAAGACCCTGCGCTAGGAACTGCAAAGAAGCAGATGAAGTGGGTCGAGATTCAAAGAGAAAAACATGGCTTGGTACAATAATATTTTTGGAGCAAAACCCGTAGAAGCTGAGGAAAAACTAAATCCTGCTCAGTATAATATTGGTAGCAATAAAGTAGAATCCTCAAGAGAGCCTGCGTTTAGTTACGAAAGAGCTTATGAAGACTTAGAGATCGTTAATCGCGGCGTAAATATGATCGTTGATGATGTAGCTGAGATTCATACTCTAGTATCTAGAGAAGGAGCTTTTCGAGGGGTTGTTCCCGGTGTTAAGGCTTCCAAAGTAGAAGTACTTCTTAATAAGTCACCAAATCCTTATCAAGATATTAATAGCTTTAAACGTAATCTTATTACTGATTTTATTATTGATGGTAACATTTTTCTGTACTTCGACGGAGTACACCTTTACCATCTACCGGCTACAGACGTAAAGATTCATGCAGATAAGCAGACATACATTGAAAAGTTTACAATGTTTGATACTACCTTTAGCCCTGACGAGATTATTCATATCAAAGAAAACTCTTTTCACTCCATTTATCGCGGAGTCCCTCGTTTAAAGCCTGCACTTCGTACTATGGTTCTCATGAAGAATATGAGAGCTTTCCAAGACAACTTCTTTAAGAATGGAGCAGTCCCAGGTTTAGTACTAAAGTCGCCAAATACACTTTCTGAGAAAATCAAAGAACGTATGATGGTTTCTTGGCAAGCACGATACCGTCCAGATGCTGGTGGTCGACGACCTCTCATCTTAGATGGCGGAATCGAAGTAGACTCTATTTCAAATGTAAATTTTAAAGAATTGGATTTTCAAAGTGCAATTTTAGAAAATGAAAAGATTATTTTAAAGGCGCTTGGAATCCCTCCAATTTTAATGGATTCTGGTAACAACGCTAACATTCGCCCAAATATGCGATTATATTATCTTGAGACTATACTTCCTATTGTTCGAAAAATTAATTATGGACTCGAAAGATATTTTGGTTTTGAGTTGAGAGAGGATCTTACTAATATCCCAGCTCTACAGCCAGAACTGAGAGACTCCTCCGCATACTATACATCTTTAGTAAACGGAGGAATTATTACCCCTGCAGAAGCACGAAAAGCGTTAGGCTTTGATTTTGTAACGGGTACTGAAGAAATTCGCGTTCCAGCAAATATTGCTGGTTCTGCAACTAACCCCGATGAAGGCGGAAGGCCTGTCGAAGAAGAAGGAGAAGAATAAATGGCAATGCGGCAAAAACAAGCAGTTCTAAATTTAGCACTTAAACACTTTGAAGAGTTTGGACTGCCTTTAGATATTGACTTTAAGACTTATACAACTATTGTAGGACCTCGTGAAGCAATTCATGCTATGTCTGTCAAAAGAAGTTTCAAAGCATGGAAGTATCTTCTGCACGCTGTTAATATTACATTAAGACAGCAAGCACCAAAGCCTCAGCCTAAGGTAGTTCCAGCACCCGAGCCAACGCCCGAGCTGAAACCTGTTACACCCAAAGTACCAAAGCCTGCACCTAAGGCAGCGGTCAAGCCTGCTATTAAACCAGCAGTAAAAAAGGATTAAGATATGAATAAAATCTTTAATCTTACGTCTACTTTCAAGACTCAAGCACAGGATGATGGTTCTGTGATGATTCGTGGAATGGCAAGTACAGCTGATTTTGATCGCGCGGGTGACTCCATCTCAGTAGAAGCTTGGCAAAAAGGTGGACTAAAGAACTTTGAAAAAAATCCAATTATCTTGTTTAATCATGATTATGACAAGCCAATTGGCCGAGCCACAGGTCTGAAAGCTGGACCCGATGGTTTGGAATTAGAATGTAAGATTAGCAAGTCAGCACCTGCTAATGTTGCCGAACTAGTTAAAGACGGTGTTCTTGGGGCCTTTTCCGTAGGTTTCCGAGTCAAGGATGCTGATTATATTAAGGAAACCGACGGACTTATGATTAAGGACGCTGAGTTGTTTGAGGTATCTGTAGTATCGGTACCGTGCAATCAATCGGCTACTTTTTCGCTCGCGAAGTCTTTTGACTCCACTGCGGAGTACGAAGAGTTCAAAAAAACTTTCACAAATCGTGTAGATCTAGCAGGTCAGTCTCTGGCTAAGGATGAAGTTATTACTTCGGGAATAGCTAGTGACACACCTCAAAGCGCGG